CCATAAACTCCACTCCAAACATTTCTATTTAGGAAACCTTTTAGTTCGGATGGATAAGAAATATTATCAGGAAGCGTTATATCGTTCAATAAGCAATACTTCTTTACAAACTCAACACTTCCAACTGGAACAACAAGTTCACTGTTCTGAAACAGTTTTAGTTCGTCATATGATGACCAGAAGTATGGATACTTGATGGCAGAAGTAATATGTCGTTTTTCTTCTTCCATTACTCTGCCGGATTGTAGAAGATATTTCACTCATCACCAACTTTCGTATATAAGAAACTTTCATTACTGCTATTCAATTGAAAATGACCACTTGAATGTGTTGAATCCAAAATAAGTTGTTTTAGTTTATTGATCTGTTCTTCAAGTTCATCAATTCGTTTGATAGCATCTTTTAGTTCACGATATTGGTAGTTGTCCATTTGTTATAATACCTTATAATATAAATCAAAATAAGAAAAAGTATGCTTGAATTCAAACTTAGTATCTTCAAAGAAAACTGTTGTTATCGTTTGTGATACCTTATTGATATCAACAATATAACCAAGTTTATCTATATTTCCCCATCTACTAGTAACAAGATCACCAACTTTATACTTCATGGTTGAATTCCTGAGAGGAGTTTCATATCAAGTGCGTGAAGACTCACAAAAGTATCGTCTATATAAACTGTATACATGTTACTTGAAGAAAGAACACCATCTTCTGCGCACATTCTCTTCAAGACAATACCAATTTTTCCAACAAAACGTTTTTTGATATAAAGATTCTGATCTGATGCCAGAATACATTCTACTAAATCACCGGTGGAATAAACAGGAATATTTTTATTCACTAAATAGCTTTCTGGCGTTTTTTGCCATAGAGCGAACAGCCATCTTTTCTGTTCTACTCAAACCTGAAAAGGTTTCAAGTTGAAGTTCTTGTTCTTTGCTTTCTTTAAAGGCAAAGGGACGATCACCAACTCGTGTCATAAATTCTGCTTCACTTCCACCCTTAAAATCACCAACTTCAACTTTGTTATTTAGACCTGGAAATTCACTATCGTTTGTGCCAAGAAGATATGCTCCTTTTCCACCTTTTGGAATAAAAAGAATTGAATCTTGGCAATAAGTTCTACCAAGTCGTGAAAGCATATTTAAGAAATTTGGATCATCTGTCAAATTAACAACAAAAAGGCTTCTTTCTTTTACTTCAACTGCTTCTGGTTTTGTGAAGTTTTCAATATATGAACCTAGAACTTCTGTTACGCCATGAGCATCATCCAAAAGAATTGCTTTTAGTTGTGAACTGCGCATTTTGTTGATTTCTTTTGTTGTTCTCTCGCGACCGGTGTCGTCAGTCTGTAAACTACTAAAATCACTAACTTCGTCGGGGCATTTTGAATTATCAAGTGGATCGTTTCTGTAAGCAGATATAATAATACAGTCGTGTTCCATCATATGCTTATGGAGTCTTGATAGACTACTTTCAGTTAATAACTTTGTATAATTCTTCCAATTTTCAATTAATAGTTTCATTTTAAAATCTCCTAACTTAAATAGGCAGTATTATTTTAGTTATTCTATTTGTTATCAAACTTTTCTAAAAGTTGCTCCGAGAGAGCTTTCAGTTCTTTAACTGAATAAATGCCATCACCAATAACATCGCCATCTTGAATTAGGTGTGAAGTGGTGACTTGTGCCACGTTTACAAAATATAGCAATTCATTAACTGCTTTTTGTAAATGGGCGATTTGGTTTTCTAAAAACATATTATTTAAACGCATAAATCCGTGCCTTGCCTGTAAGCATAGCACGGATCTAGCGGCTTGTCAAGCTAGCTCTTATTGTTTGTAATATAGTTCGGCTTCTGCTTGTCTGCGAGTTGTTAGCCCTTTTAATACCTTTCCAGCAGCTTTATTCCATTTTAGGAACTCGTTCTTGATTAGTGGGTCACTTGGATTGGTATTTACCAGTTTAAGCAGTGTAGAGGATTTTAAAGAGCCTACACCAACATTATAAGCAAAGCATACAAGAGCATCAAACCGGTGTTGTGTTATATCATCTCTTGTATAAGAGTCGACGTGCTTTTCAAATGTCTTTAATACGTTTTGAAGAAGCTGTGTAGCTCTTTCTTCTGTAATTGGTGGATCATCTAATTTTACTTTTGTTCCATCTTCGTAAAAAGTTGATCCGTAGCCGACAGTACAACACGCCGCTGGGCAAAGATAAGGTTGAGCACAGAAGCCTTCAAACTTCTTTATAAGTTCTAATGCTTCTTTTGAAACTTTTGTTATTTTCTCTGCCATATTTAAAATCTCCAATGAATCGCTCTTTATAAATATGGTTAAGAATAACAATAATATTAACTTTTTCAAAATATAAACCTACCTGTAAAGGTAGGTTTATATGATACAGACAGATTTGTTAATCAATCTTTAATACTTGTTTTCTATTACCCTGTGAATTCCAAGAAACATGAACCCAGCCACTATCCGGAGTACCTTCTTTATAATATTCTAGGATCAACTGGTCAAATTCCATATTATCTTTAATCCAGCAAAACAAGATTTTATTATCTATTCCAGCAATTTCAATATCTGCTGCTTGACCGGTCATATGCTGGCTGTTTTTTGCTCCACCAATAGCTTTATTTAAAGCTGGACCACGGTAGCCACTATTAACGTTCAGTGGTCTTCCAAAGTGGATTCTTATCTTCTCTAAAACATTTTCACAAAGCTGTTTTAGGTTTTCTATTTCTTGTTGTCCGGGAGTATTATCGATGCCCTTACGAGCACCGGTTTGAGATTTCGTCATCTCTTCTAATGTAAAATGTTGACTTAAATTCATATTATAATTACATATTCTTTGTTGTTTTTTCAATATAAACGCTAATAGCAATTCCAATAAACCAAAGAGGCAAGCTAATAATAATAGAACCTGCGAGAATCAAGAGTCCAGTGCTTTCCATGTTATCTCCAAAATAGTTGAATTAAAAGGATACTAGCAGACAGAGCGATACAAATACCAGTTTTTAAGCTTATTGCTTCACCAAAAACAAAGTGTGATAACACAGTAAAAATGATTGTTCCAATAGAGAAACCAATCAAACGTGATGGCCAAATTTCACCATCATAATGTGCTACCATAAATTTTACCGAATAAACAAAGAGGAAAGATATTGGTATGCCAAGTGCTACAACTGCCCATACATTTTCTTTTAAAAAAGGTATCTTAAATTGTCCCTGTAATTGACAAAAAGACAATACATGAGCACAAACACTTATTAAGATACCATAAAAAAGTTTCACTTATTAAATAGGTCGAGCTGAACTGGACCTTCCTTTTTATTTAGGATTTGTTCTTCTTTTAGGGCTTCGATTCCTGCTTCAACAATATCACTCATCGAGACACCTTGAAAAGCTAGTGGAATATCAACACCCATAATTTGCTTCCAAGATTCAAACGCCCTTTCTACTTTTGGTCGCAAGTATTCTGGATAATGCTTTGGTGAAATTTTCATTTCATTCACCTTAATCATTCGTTCAACCATGGCTTCTTTGACAATCCTCAAAGCCGCTTCAACACCAGCGAGTTCAGGAGAAATACGGAATTTCCAAGAAGTTAATCCCGGATTTACTGACACAATATGATGACCCAGAGGAATTGTATCCCAAGTCCTATCTTCGGCAATAGGAACATATTTACGACCTTTTTTAACGTAGTATGTGCTCATTTCTTTGGCTTCCTTTCTAAATCACAAGTATCACAAAGCGTTCTAATCCAGCCACCGGGACGAATCTTACCGGGATTTCCACAATCTTCACAAATTCGTGAACTTAATCCTTCTGCCATATCAATAGCTCCACGGCAGTATTCATCGCCACCGGCAGAATATACAGTAAGTGTTCCAAATTTCTCTTTAATTTGTGTGAAAACTAACTGTGTTGGAATTTCTCTATGAAATTGGCGAAATTCTTTTCGTTCAAGATCTTTTTTTATAAATTCTTCAACAGATTGTTCTTTATGCCCTAAACGATTTCCATAAAAAAAACGCAAATTTCTATCGTTTCCGCCAATAGCTTGTTTAAGGGCACGATTATATCTTTTTACATAAACAGCAGAACGACGAGTTTCGTTAATATGGTGCTGAATAAGACTACACATTCTGTCAACAATATCAAACCAACCAGAACCACACTCTATTCCAAAATACATGCAGCTTTGTGTAGGCGGTAATTTAGTTTCAATAAAAAGTTTTGGATATTTGTTGTAAAGCTGTTCTTCAAGTTCTTGTTTCATTTAAGCTCGCCTTTCTTGAAAGCTACTGATTGTTCTTTTGTTCTTGGACAAACCTCGCAGGTGCCACACATAAACAAGTCGATATCTTTTTGAATACAAAGACCATATTGGTGACAAATTCTCATCTTTTGATCAAAATCTGATAATTCTTGTGGTTGTCTGATTGCTTTAATATCTATGATAGCCGTTTTCTGTGCTACTTCTAGATTGAAAAGGTATGATGGATAAAGTTCGCTGTATGAAAAATCAGTGCCACAAGCTTCATTAATTAATTCTTTAAATCTGCTAAAAGAAATCTCACCATCGAGATATTCTTTAAGTGGACCATTAATAAATTTAAGAATTAATTCTTTCTTTTCTTCGTTGTTCATAATTTCCTCATATCATCGAATCTTCTTATTACCACATCACAACCAAAAAATAAAGATGGTTCAAACACCCAAATTTTGGCATAGCCATGAATACCAATAACGTCTAAAACTATTCCTAAACCTGATTGGGGTCTTTCTGACTCTTCTGTAATATATTTTTCTTCCGCTGGAACATGCGGTCTATTATACAGTTCTACTAGATCCCCAACCTGTAAATTCAATCCCAAAATCTGTCAAGAGTTTCCAAAATACCAATAAAGTCGTGAAATGGATCTCCGCTACGAAATGCGCCAACTTGATCTGGATAATCACCATATCGGCAAATACCTTTTTCTTGGTGCTCTTTCATTTCTTTTAGCTGTTTGACAGCTCCCTCTGTAATATAATTAGAAGAGATATATTGAGAATACTTAAAAATTCCATCTTCAAGCTTCTGAATACTATCGCCGCCAATACAATCCATGGTTTTACAGTAACCAAGGTCATATGGACTTTCACTTTTAAATTTAAGAGTTGAAAACTCAGTTCCCTCAATATCTTCAAAATACATATCATCTTCAGGCAAGTTGTTATAATGATCCTCATATTTCTGACGATCAATCATAGCAACTGCTTTAAAATACTTGTCAAGATAACCAAAGTGGAAATCTTTGTCGTGTTCTCCTGAATGCGAGAATACAACTTCAATAAAGAAGTAACTGTTATTCCTCTTTTTGTTCTTCTTGATATTCAGAATTTTAAAGGTCACTTTTCTTTCCATCCTGATTAAAATATATCATCTTGCCGTTAACGAACAATGCGATGAATTCAGCCCACAAATCCTCTTCTGTATCCCAATGATAGAAGCGCAATTCGCCAGTTAAATCCATTTTTTCTGGTGGCTTCTTAGGTGAATCTTCATCATCAGAAAACTCATTTGCTACCCACCACAATTCACCATTGCTTGTGAGTTTATAGATATCCATCGCACAAATCAAGCTCTTTGTTTGAAAAAGCTCATTTTGATATTTAGCAAACTTTTCTGGCAAAGCGTATTCACACTTTACAGTATCAAACATTCCCATCGTTAACCTCTAGAAATCTTATTTCGTTTTCGTAAACAAAGTAAAGTAAGCCATCTTTTTGAGATACGACAACATAACCATTATCTTTTGATGATAAATCGCTATGAACAACTTTCTTAAAAAGATCTTTCGCCTTAACTGCCTCTAAAACGAGAAATATGGAACTTTTCTGCTTTATAGGACAACCAAGATCACCAAGTTTATTTTCCCATTTCTTTTTAAAACTACCATAGACAAAATGGCGCGGCTTGTATCCTACAAATGATACTAAATCGCCTTTCTCAAATAGGGGACGAGTTAAGACATTATCCATTAATATAATTAATGGACACATAAACCAAAAGCCACCCGTTAAGGTGGCTTATGATTTCAGACTACAACGCCCTTTTTGATTACATCGACATAGTGCTGAATTTCACCCAAGTCTTCATCGTTCTTCAAACTACGATAAGCCTTGAGAACAGCCGACATTTCAGCACGCGAAAGCCATTCATTCTCAACATAACTACGCTTCAAATCCTTAAGATGTTCGCGAAACGGCTCCATAGCACGAATCGTTTGATCGAGAGCCTTTACATAGTTTTGAACGTGATCTTCTTTCGTAAGCTTCTTATCTTCCTGATCAAGTGGCGAAATATTTGTGTTGTTGCTCATACATTCTCCTTTATAATAGCAGAAATAGCGGTTTCTGGTGACAGAAATAACTCTTTCGCTCCGAATTTACCAATAGGCGTGGCATTTTCGGAAACCACCAGATCGCCCTGCGCTAGCTTCCCGATCATCTTATCACAGTCGTCGGAAATGTCAAGCACCTTGAAGAACTCATACTTAATAGCTTTTTGTTCAGTCGGCACGATAAAATTAAAGTTGCCGACTTTTGTTTCTGATAAATCTAATTCAACTTTTTCTAATAGAATACGCTTATTCAGCGGTTTTGCTGTCCAACTCATTTTAAGCCTTTCATTCTGCCCAAACAGATGACCAATCACCCGTTAAAGCACCTTTCGCATAGTCTGTAACCTTTTGTTCAAAGAAGTTACTATGTGTGACACCAAGCATACCATCAACCCAATCAAGTGGATTCTTTTTCACTTTGAATATGCCTTTTAGGCCCAACATAATAAGTCTACGATCTGCAATGTAACGAATATACTGCTTTACTTCGTCTTTTGTTAAGCGCTCCATATCGCCCATAGCAAAAGCAAGATCAACGAACTTATCTTCTAATTCTACCATTTTGGTAGCAATTGTATAGATTTCACTCTTTAATTGGTCTGTCCAGATATGCTTATTCTCTGAGATAAATTCACGGAACAGTTTAATCATACTTTCTGCGTGAAGTGTTTCATCTGAGATACTCCAAGCAATAATCTGACCCATTCCTTTCATTTTACCATTACGAGCAAAGTTAAGCAACATGACAAAACTTGAGAACAACTGCATTCCTTCTGTGAAGGCAGAAAATGCTGCAATTTGTTGAGCAATACTATTTTCATCTTTTTCTGAAAAGTTTGTAAAGTATTCGTGTTTCTCTTTCATCGCATCATATTGAAGGAATTCATTATATGTTGCCTCTGGCATACCAATTGTTTCAATAAGGTGAGAATAAGCTGCAATATGAATTGCTTCTCTTGCAGCAAATGAACTCAACATCATACGAATTTCAGGCTGTGGAAAGTGTGGCAGATAATTCTTTACATATCCACCAGCAACGTCAACGTCGGCTTGTGTGAAGAAACGAAAGATGTGTGTAAGGAATTGTTTCTCTTTATCTGAAAGAGTGTTCTTCCAATCTTTTACGTCTTCCAAAAGTGGAACTTCTGTCCATAACCAGTGCATTTGTTCACTTTGTTTAAAAGCTTCAAATGCCCAAGGATAATTGAATGGCCGAAAATATGGTCTTTCATCAGTTAGTTTTAATTTTTTCTTTGGCATTTTATTTCTCCATTCAAGTGCAAGCTAGACACTCATCGCCTTCTGCTAACTTTTTCATATCAATCTCGTCTTCAATCTTCTTGCGTTCAACCTTCTGTCCAACTCTATCGGCTTTACGCAACTTATCACTACGGCAGTAATAAAGTGATTTTAGACCCTGTTTCCAGGCCATAAAATGAATTGCGTGAAGATATTTGATATTTACATCTGGGCGGAAGAATACGTTTACGCTTTGTCCTTGGTCAATATGTTCTTGACGATCTGCTGATAATTCAATTACCCAACGTTGATCAATTTCAACTGCTGTCTTGTAAACATCTTTTGTATCATCGTCTAACCATTCTAAATGTTGAACTGAACCATCATTTGCAATAATTGATGCCCATACTTCACTAATATCTAATCCCAACTCAGCACACTTCTTTTGCAAGATTTTATCAAGGAATCTATTCTTATAAACTGATGCACCTGACAATGTATCCTGTCTAAAAACGTTTGCACGATATGGTTCGATACTTGGTGAGGTATTGCCCATTATAAGCGAACTTGATGCGTTTGGAGCGACGGCGACCATATGTGAGAAGCGTAGATTAAGACCGGCGACATATGCATCTGGACAAGCACCACGTTCATCTGCTAATTGTGTATTGGCACCATCTAGTTGCTTCTTCATATGTTTGAAAATACGCATATTGGCTGATTTAGCTAATGCGCTTTCAAATGGTAGATTCTTCTTTTGCAAATATGCGTGGAATCCTAATGCACCAACACCAATTGAGCGTTCACGTTCTGCTGAGTGTTTGGCTCTACTAATTGCATCTGGAGCATTATCAATAAAGTAAGTTAATACGTTATCGAGCATTTCGGCAACATCTTTAATAAAGAGCTTATCATCTTTCCACTCATCAAAGTATTCCAAATTTAGGGAAGAAAGACAACAAACTGCTGTTCGTTCTTGATTTGTTGGCAAAAAGATTTCTGTGCAAAGATTTGAGCCATTAATTTTTAAATTAAGGTCTTTTAGATGTTTTGGTAAAGCATTATTTGCTGTATCAATAAAGCAAAGATATGGTTCACCGGTCTGCATTCTCATTTCGATAATACGTTGCCAAAGTTCTTTGGCAGAAACAGTTTCACGAACAGCACCTGTTTTTGTATCACGCAAATGCCAAGAATCATCAGCTTTTGGATCAACCATACACTTTTCAATAATTTGCATAAAGTCATCTGTAATATTGATACCGTGATGCAAATTAAGGCAACGCATATTCTGATCACCGGTTGGCTTACGCATTTCTAGGAACTGAATAATATCGGGGTGACTGATATCAAGATATGCAGCATATGAACCACGACGTGTCTTACCTTGACGATAAGCTAATGACGAGGCATCATAAATTTTTAAGTGTGGCATGATGCCAGTTGATTTGGCATCAGCTGCACGAATTCCTAAATGGACACCAACACCACCACCCAACATTGATAGCCAATTTGTTTCACTTAATGTGTCAACAAGACCATCAGCTGAATCTTCCATATAATTTAGGAAGCAGCTGATTGGTAAGCCCTTCTTTGAACGGCCAAAGGACAAAATTGGTGTTGAATAAGATAGCCAGTGTTTTGATGAATATTCATACAGTCTTTGAGCGTGCTCTTCATTAGAAGAAAACTGTTTTGACACAAAAGCAAAACGCTCCTGTGGTGATGTTTCATCATCAGTCATATATGACTCTTTTAGTCTTTTTAAACCAAGTTCATCAAACAAACTATCTCGCCCTAAATCAACGACGATGCCATTAGCCAATTTTGTCATTTTATCACTCCACTAAGCAACTTTCTCTATATTTTTTCTGTGAACCAAGTGATCAGCAGCATAAATAGCTGCCACGTTTTGTGGCTTGAAATATGTAGGGAACCCACAACTTGTAGCATATCCAACGGCAGAGTTTAACAGCTTATTTGACTGATGTTCTGGATCTGAATTAAGATCTAGATCTACTGCTTCGATATCAATATTGAATTCTTCACGCAACATTGAAGCAAATGAAACTGCCTTTTCTACCTCACACCAAAGGCGCTTATACATATCATTAATCTTTGGCACCTTGTCTTTTAGATAGACAATAAAGGCACCATTATTATTTGGATGAACGCCGACAAGCACAGTAATATAGATAGTCTTATCACGGACATTTAGGCTATCGCAACCAACACGATACTTGATTAATGGAGATTTTTCTTTCAAGAAGTCAGATAACGAAACCGGATCATTTGAGCCATATGTTTTAATTTTAATATTATTCATAATGTTATATCCTGCGGCTTTTTGTCTGTCTTTACATCACCTTTAAACTCTTTGTATTTGTCCTTTAACTTATTTAGTTGCTTCTTGGCTGCTTTCTTCTCTAAATCTTCCTTACTTTCACTTGTTGGTTCAAAAACCTTAATTTCTGCGCAGCTTGTATCCATAAAGATAGGACAAATTAGACCATCTGGACCAAATCGATTTTTGGCAATCAACATACGACCAGCATTGTTTTTCTTGTCATCAAGTGTGCGAGAAACAGTGAAAATAAAGTCGGCAACGAAACACTTATTAAATGCTTCCGAGATACTTTCAAGAGTATTTACTTCTGCGTTCAAACCAGAACGATTCGTTTGTGAAGCAGTCCAGATAGGACAGCCTGTTTCTTTGGCAAGTCCACGTAGTTCTTCATAGATTGATTCTAACTCTTCACGCTTTTCTTTGCGGTTGGAAACTGGTTTAAGCAAATCACCATAATCCACAATCATCATACCAACCTGAATGCCTCTTTGCTTAAGCTTTTCAAGGTGATTACGAATTGTGCCAGTTGAAGCAGATTTGGTGGGATACTCTTTGATAATAAGTTTACCTTTTACATCCTTGATCTTTTCAAAGACAACATCCTTCTTTGCGTGTAGCGCATCAAGTGGAATACCGGTGATAGCACTATCATAACGCAAACCAATTGTTTTGTCATCTAATTCTAGGGTGTAATGAACAACGGTCTTTCCTTCTTTGACAGCTTGTGCTCCCAAATGGCAAAGAACAAAGCTTTTGCCTGCACCAGTTGGTGCGATAACCACGCCCAATTCACCACGGCCCAAACCACCACGCATGAAACCATCAAACACTTCCCATCCAGTTGTTACAACATTACGAGCCTTAACTTCATAACGCTGCTCAAAATGTTCATCGTATGAATAACCAAAATCACTATTTGTGCCAAGTTTGATGGCATTGTCAATAAGTTGACGGATTTCTTCAAAAGAAGATTGTTTCAAGAGCTCGACACTCTTGATCATCGCTTCTTTTAATTTCTGCTTCTTACAAAATTCAACTGAATTTGTTTTTACATACTCATCATCAACACCAGCAATACCAGATGCAAATCGTGCGTAAAATTCACGAATTTGTTTCTGAATTGCTTCGTTTTCTTCATCCATCTCTGAACGAAGAATAGTTTCAACTGTTGCCTGACTTGGATATTTACCAAATTTTGTTTTGTAATCAAAGATCTTTTTTGTAAAGATACGAAGATATTTGAGTTCAAAGAAATTATAATCCAATACTTCACCAATCTGATTGGCAAATATAGGATCTTGCATAATAAGATATGCGAGCTTTTCTTGAAACTGTTTTCCAAAAGAAGAGAAATTGATCTCTCCTTGCTGTAATTCATCCATCTAGTTTCTCCAAATCGTAATAATTGACCCAGCCCTGAATTTGATCAACTTGTAAAAATATAAAATATCTGTCTCGGAAGATTGAGCCAAAATCCTTATCGAGGTGTAAAATAAGGCAATTTTGTTCTTGAGACGCAAATTGCACTAATATTTCATCATTGAGTAATCTTCCCGAATAAACACGGGTCAATTGCTTAATATGGGCGATCTCTCCTATGTCAAATTCGAATTTCGATCCCATCCTATCACAAGCCTTTGTGTTCCGCAATGATCTTCTTTAGGGCAGCATAAAGTTCATCGAACTTGACTTCGCCAAAACCATCTTCGATCATCATTTTACGAACTTCTGTTAAGTTAAACTCTGGACTGTAATTATCCAGTGAATAATCAACTTTCTTCAAGACCTGATAAGACATATTTGGTGATTTAAGTTGCATCACAGAAAAATTGATATGAACCTGTTCTGCTGCATCAAGAACACTTTGAAACATTTTTAATTTTGATCCCTCGGTGATCTGTTGCTTGCAGAAGTTTAGCACATCTTCTGTAATATGTTCCTTCTCTTCTGCAAGAAAAGGCATACGCTTTGAGATAGTTGTCAGTCCAAGACCTTTTACACCATCGATGTTATCAGAAGGATCACCAGCCATTGCACGGGCAATAGCAAAATTATTTGGATGAATACCAAATTGTTCTAGAATTTTCTTTGTTGTCAATACTTCATTCTGAATTGGTCGGTATAGAACTGTTGTGTTGTCACAAAGCTGAATAAAGTCTTTGTCCGAAGATACAATTACCTTATCCCAATCTTTAAACTTTTCGTGACGGGCAACAACTGAAATAAGGTCATCTGCTTCAACTTCCTTTTCTAGAAATTGAATAATCGGCATACAGTTAAGGTACTCGATTACCCGTAATTGTTGCCAAACTTTATTTTGAATTTCTTGATCTTCTGAAAGATTCTTTACATCACGATTAAGACGAATCGGTTTACGACCATCCTTATAATCCTTGATAATTGTCTTTTTCTTTCTACTTCCACCTGGACCATCCCAAACCACAACAATACAGTGTGGCTTAACATCACGAATTAGCTTCTGTAACGACTTAAAATAGCCCTTCAAGCCTCCAAGTGGTTGTCCATGCGTTGACATTGAGGGGTCAACAACATAGTTGCGGATAAAGAGATTTAGGGAGTCAATAATCATCAGACGTTTTGGCATAATTCAGCTCCGTCATTCATAACTCGATTAAGCCATTCGGTTGACTTGTTATAATATTCTTGTTCTTTTTCAATACCAATAAAATTTCTACCACAATTAAAGGCAGCAATCAGAGTAGAACCACTGCCAGAGCAATTATCTAACACCAAATCACCTTCTTTGGAATATGTTTTAATAAAATATTCAATAAGTTCAATCGGCTTTTGGGTTGGATGAAATTTGTTTTTATTGTCATTGTTCATTACCGGGAATTCAATTACATCTCGCGGATATCGTACGGTCGAACCGCCGGGATTTCCGGTTCTCATATCTACCGGATTGTAATTTCTTTTTTCTTTCTCTTTTCCAGAGAGGGTTCTTGGCTTAACGGCATTCATTGGTTTATGTCCGAATGTCATTTGTGGATTATACGTTGGAGCATTTTTATAAAAAATAAGAATATTTTCGTGTGCCTTCATAGGTGCCTTCTTGGCATTCAGATGACCAGTAGCTTTATTTTTGTGCCAAATCCACTCGTATTTAAATAATTTTAAATTTGAACAAGCTAATACTTTATCGAAAGGAGCCTGTGCCATCAAAGCAATTACGCCATTATTTTTAATAACTCTTTCATACTGAGGCCATAGTTTTTCGAAAGGAATCACAGTATCCCATGAATTCTGAGTCGTTCCGTATGGAAGATCGCAAAAAATCATATCGATACACTTGTCTGGTAACTGACTCATTACTTCCACTGAATCACCATTTATAATGGTATTTTTAATTTTTTCTAATTCTAACATGATTGATCACCTATTATGGTAAATGAGAAATATCGTATTGTACTTCTTCGATAAAATCTGTTTTACTATTAATTTGATAATTTAAATTATTCTTCACTGCTTCGAAAAAATTATTATTTGGTTTAAACCAGATTTTGAAATCATAAATATTTGTAATATTTTTTAAGAGAATATGATTTCGAAGATCGTTAATTTTATTTAACCTCTTAAAAATATTCTCAGTTGTAAATCTGTTTTGCTTTTTAGAAACAACAAGAGTTTCTGTTGGCAGAATCTCGCAAAAAACAATATTAAATGGTTTTTGATGATATTCTACTGAACCAGTTAAACGAATTAGTTCTCCGGCCTTTGTATTAAGAGAATTAAAAAGATTTTTCAAAATAGACGTCTGAAACATCTTGAACAAGAACACTGTATCGATTTGATCATCTTTATATACAATGGCGTCGACAGTAAATGTGTCGCCATAAAAACAACTTAAATTGTGTTCATATTTTACTTCGAAGCCTGTTTTGTTTTCTAGATAAGCTTCGATAAAAGAATGGTGTAACAAATCTGTTCTTTTAGAGCTTCTCTTGTTATCCGGCTTTTCGAAATTAAAGCGCAAAACTTCGTTCAGGAATGATGTAACGCGTTCTTTTCTCATATATAACGGCTCCTATAAAAAGGGAAAACCCCTGATCGATCTGATCAAGGGTATCCCAAAGTTTCACTTCTGTTTACGGTTCTTGTTTTCACGAGCCTTTGGGCACGTAGTGTTATTAAAGCGATAAAGATAAATTTTGCAACCATCTGCTTTATCTCCCATCTTGCTCAACAAATCAATTTCAGCGTGCATAGAACACTTGAAAACACTCTTATTGCGCGAATAACGACGCTTATTGACTCCGAAACTAACAATCTTGCCACCTTTCACAGCAAAGGCGACAATCTGATGCTGAAGACTATCATCGCGGAATTCCGTTGCAATAGATTCAGCGAGGTACTACAAAATCAAGATACTTCATGGTATCAGGCTCCTATGTTGGTTGCTCTGATTGTAGCAGCGGATCGCTGCGGTGTCAAGCAGCGATCGTGACTTTCCATAAAGAAGAAACCCGCATTTCTGCGGGTTCTTGGAGATATTATTTTTTTACTGGCTGTTGAATATCCTTCTTGGCTTCATCCTCAAGCATTTTCATATACATTTTTATTAAATTTTGATCTTTTCTTTCAATAGCACTAACTAAATTTCCAAATGATTTGATTAATTTGCCTTTTGGATCCATTTCCTTGAGTTGGCTAGTATTATATATTTCATCAGCCATACGAAGAAGTTTCTGAGAAACTTGTGAATCAACTTTAGGTTGTTGATCGGGTGTAGGAAGATTTGGTACACCAGCTGCTGTTGGACTTTCGTCTGGATTCCAAACCTCTTCTAATTCTTCTTTGATTATTTGTTTTAATCTATCACGTGTTAGTTTCATTTTTAAATCCCCTTACAAAAACTAAATAGTTACACTAAAAAGAAAAAACCGGCATTTCTGCCGGTTTTTTATCAGTGCTGGACTTCTTCGCCTTTTCCATCGTTCAAGAAATCTTTTGCATCTCCCAATTTCTTATCAAACTTCTGCCTTACTAAATGAATACAATCCTTCACTTGTTTGTTGATTAAAACTTGAATTCATAATTTCAGTCTTCTGACCAAATACGAACAGAACCGCGAATATGCTTATTCTTTAGAACCTTGCGAAGATTCTGTTGGAGGCGTTTCGCAACTTCTTCGCTAGCAGTTGAAAAGGATAGGTCACGAACATCATCAAAAAGAGAGAAGCCACTACCAGCAAATAGACGGCGATCACGACGATCAAGCGAACGTAGAATCTTTTCATCACGATTAAGATCAATACCCTTAAATTCAACAATTACATCAAAATTCTTCATAGAAACTCCTTGTTAAATGGCGATAAACTGCATTACAACAAACTTGCCGTGGTGATCATCGCCGTGACGGTCAAGAAAGCGGTTGGTGATTTTTGAAGGCTCACCAACAAGCCCAATCATCTCACGATTACGAAGAATACAAGTTTCACCATCATCATTCACATAAATCACTTTTGCAACACCAGCCTTCTTCAAAGCATGCTGACAAAGTGGACACGGCTTACCATTCTTGTTTTCACGAGCAGATGGTGAAGTCGTGTTGTTAAAACGATAGATGAAAATCTTACTACCCTTTGCCTTTTCACCAAGCTTATTAAGCAAATCAATCTCTGCGTGCATCGAGCACTTGAAAACCGACTTATTCTTGGAATAACGACGCTTATTAACGCCGAAGGCAAGTGGCTTGCCACCTTTAATAGCAAAGGCAACAATCTGGTGCTGAAGTGTGTCGTCACGATACTGTGACGCAAGATCTTCAGCGAGGTACTACACAATCATGATACTTCATAATATCAAGCTCCTATGGAAGACGTTAGAGGCTCTAATCAGCAACCCCTTCCGTGAGAACCATCTTACCACGGAAGGGGCAGGCTGTCAAGCACAGATCAGTGGGCTTCGTCGCTTTCTGTTAAATCCTCGTCGGTGTTTTCATAAAACTGCGATGCTGGACCTTCGCGCTTATCGAATTTAAGAATAACTTCTTCATTAAGTAATTCAAAGACTCGTTCACGGAATTTGGTATCTTTCATCTTTTCTGCCCAATCGGCTGAACGGAATTTTTCACTTGAACCATCTGAGAACTCAAGTGTATTCCAAGCACCGACAGTTAAGCTTGGTGATGACTTAATAGCTTCAAACAAGGATTCATCATCAAGAACACCAACACGATCTGCCCACATAATCTGGAATTCACAAGAACGACCCTGTGTTCCAAATCGTGATTTCTCTAATCGTGCTTTCACAAGTGAACCAATACGGTATCCTTTTGAATCCTCAACGAAACTGTCTTTTGCTTTTGAGCCAGTCAACCAAATACGTAAACTATAAGCATATGCTGGAGATTTTCCACCGGGAGTGAAAAATTTTTGTGATTGAGTCATATACTTTGGATTACCATCAGCACCAATATTTAATTTTAGCTGATTAAGAATCAAAAGGGTTGAACGGCTTTCAGCAATTGGAATAGTTAACTTTGAGAAACCTTTTGAAAGAATACGAGCTTTCATTGCCATCGATGACTGAGGATTAAAATCTCCTTCAACATCGGTGACAGTTGGTGTCATAGCCAATGAATCCCAAATAAACAGGAATCGTGAACCACCATTTTTAATCAATTCTTCCATTTGTTCTAGAACAGCTTCTACTGAAACTGCCTGAATATAAAGAAGATTTTCTAGATCACAGCCAGCATTTTGTAAGAATTTTGGATCAATAGCACTTTCACTATCAAAGTAAACAGGAACAATACCCATCTTTTGGGCATTTGCTGCTACTTGTGCAGCAAGATAACTTTTACCTGTTGCTTCTTCACCAGCAATTTCACTGATTTTACCAACAGGTACACCAGCTTTTTTACCACGGCAAATAATAGAATCCAACCAAGTTGAACCGGTTGAGATCCATTCTGTTACTTCTGTAGGATTTTCATCTTCTAAATTGTGAGCGACATTCATACCTGCTTTTTTATTAAGCAAGGTTCTCATTTCGCCAATTGAAAGTTTTCCGGCCTTTAAACCCATATACACTCCTATAAGAAAAGGAACCGGTACAAATTAATATACCGGTTCCCTTCGTTTGTTAGTCTAACATCAATCTCGTAGAGATTTAAGGGCTGCGTCTACACTTGATGCCTCATCAAATTTAGTTACACCCTCACTATCATCAGCTTCGGCACCTTCTGTACCATTAAGGAACTGTTCAAGAAGAACCTTGATTTCTTCAAGAGGACGGCGCTTGTGAAGCTTATCAAAGTCTGGAATACGCGCAAGAATATCTTTACAAGAATCTGGATCCATATCCTTACACATTGGACTTGAACGGCGTTTTAGAGTTAGCTTTGTTTCAGGGAATTTTTTACCTGACTTCTTGCCATACTCAAGATCAATATCTACACCCTCTTCAAGATCTGTTACATCGCCATATTCAGGATTTAGAACAGTCTCAATAAGGAATTGGTAGGTTGACTTGCTGTAACCCCAAATCTTGGGTCCTTCTTTCTCGTCACCACGAATAAGAACAGGCGAGAAGAAACGCTGCTTCTTGACAATTCGTGAAGCTAGTTCACGCGATTCTTCATCTTTGTCATTGTAGAGTTTAGCTGCGAAATCGCAGATTGGACAGGGATCACCAAAGTTACCTTTTGGACAAAGGATGCTTTCCTTACCAAATCCATAGTGGAAGAAGTAAGATTTAAATGGATCACCATCACTTGTTGGTAGAATTCGGATTGTTTGAGTTCCCTCTTGTGGGGACCAAAACTTAGCATTCTGTGCTTTACCGCCACCTTTTAGGGCATCAAGCTTGTTACGCATTTTTGAAATATCAATAGCCATTGTGTTTCTCCGTTACAGCCTTAATTGGCCGAGTTAATACACGGTCATCAGTCAACCGCATTGGCATCTTACCACAGATCACTTTGCTTGTCAAGTGCCGAAGTTCAAATTTTGTAAAACGTGGGTGTGCGCTTCAACATAAACATAATTTTCGGTGTATTCGTTTTGGTAAACACCGAAACCGCCTTCCATTTCATCACCCAATTTTTCTTTTACTTGACCTTTAATTTTTTGAAGAAGTTTTCCGTCTTTCTCCAAGACATTTTTACTCATTGAGAAATAATAAAATTTATTTGTTACGTTACTTAAATTGTAAAACAGGTTTTCTTTTCCTGTCTTTGGATCTGAGATACCGAATGTGGCGATCCTGCTTATAGCAGGAATTTCTGCGTCTGTCAAGAGGATCGGTTCAACGTGTTTATAAACATTAATCATATGAATCGTTGAAGAGATCAGCTCATTTAATTTTTTGTGATATTGGCTTAATGGTGTCTCACCAACAACAGTTTCTAATACTGAATTATCTAATAGATATAACTTATGGAACAAACCTGAACGGGCATATTCCTGAAATACATTAAACGTTACCTTTTCTTGTAAGAAACGTTTTTGTGATAACAAACTAATATCTGGCCTTATATAAAGGACAGTAATCTTACAATGTGATAATTGCTGTAAGACAGCAAGTGAAGCACCTGTTATCTCACTTGAACCAACCATTACAAACATTACTTCATCCTGAATGTCTTCGAAGAAATCGGAGAAATCAGGACACTTATTTTCATATTCTTCTGGATTAGAAAAAGTAGGCATTTTCCTACTTCTTTCACCATCCTGCTCATTTGTTCCTATTTTATAAACTTCGTATTGTTCATATTTCTCAAACATCTGCGCAATACGAATACCGCCATTGCCTAATGCTACAATATTCACTTTTTCCACCACATAATCTTAGATTTTAATCTTTTCCATTGATCCGAAGTCTTTTCCAATAGATACGTTAACAGGAAACACACCAAAATCATTGTTAGCCATAATGCTAGCAATCTCTCTAATGATCTCTCGTTCATTATCGGTAGTATCCAAAAATACGGCATCGTGAATAATAAAAGAAACAAAACTGCTCTTATTATCTAAGTATTCATCAACTTTCAATATCTGCCTTAAAACCATATCAGAAGTTGTAGATTGTACCAAATAATTTAAGGCGTGGAATGGATCTGCTTCAATTTTTCTACCAAAAGGATTCTGGACAACTTTGCCATCATAAAATTTGTCTAGGACACTCTTGATATTAAAGATATCTGAGAACTTGGAATATTCCTCATTCCTTGAACCATAAAGCCAAGCAAATAATCCCTTCTTCGCTTGTTCACGGCTGATACCCAAAATTTTAGCATTCCAATCGTGTAAGTCTTGTTCTGGTTGTTCCTTTCCAGCAAGAGCCAATAATGTTCTTGCTTCTGCAGCATTATAATCGATTTCAACAAACTGGTTATTTGTTGGTTTTACAATTGATCTGTAATCGCTATTCATAGTTAAGATCGGAAAACTTTTTGGTTGAGTACTTAATCTACCTGTTTTAGTACCAAACTGATTGTAACTAATAGAACTTGAATAGTTTTGTAGTGATTTAATAAATTCTCTTGTTTTTAAGATCCTATTTAGATCTTTTGTTTTTAGATCTAATTTTAGTTTTCTTGATCTGATCTTACAGATCAATTTTTCAAGTTTTAAGTAGAATTTATAATTGATAGATCTGGGATAATTTACAAAAACACTATCAACAATCTTGCTTTTTAGATCACAAAACTCTAAAAGAAATTGCTGTGGAACAAGATCAAAAAAGCAATTATCATTAAGATCGACTTTTGCTTCACCAAAAGAACGTGAAAAAGCGTCAAGCTTCTTGTTGTAGAGATCAAGTTGAGGCTTTAATTCTTCTGGACAAACCTGTTCAATAGATTTACCCTCGCACCAAAGATGAGCGAAGTCGATCTCACCATCATCAAATACTGGATTGTATTTCCAAGTTTGTTTTAGGTCTTTTGGAAACTTGTTAAAGTAAAGCTTTCCATCGGTGTAAATACCCTTACACCATTCTTTATCATCAAGAGTAATAAAAGACACGAAGCCCTCAATAAAAACGGAAGTTCCGTTGTTGCCGGGGGGCAACCGACGGTACTTTAACCAAGGGTCGAATATACTTCATCCCGGCAGACATGTCAAGGGCTTCTTTAATTTGAATAAAGTTTGAGACGACGTGTTCGAATTTTGATTTATCCCAACCGTAATTATTTTCTCTTGCTTTCACATAAACATAAAGTTTCATGAATAAGTCATCAAATTGCTTATTTTGAACGTTTTCAGTATTTATAAATTGTAATTCTATGTATTTGTAATTTACAATTGTAGCGCCAGTTTTTTCGCATATTTTAAATTGTGGCTCTATTAGGGTTCCAGTATTCAAAATATGAGTATTATAAAATTGTAATAAATAAAATCTTACCAATTCAAGATCATAACTGTCTGCTGTAATATAATTTAAATCATAGATGTTATCTTGTGATAATTGATAAGCATCCATATACGGTTTCATTGCTGGTGAATCAATATCTGCCCATAATCTCCAAGGAACCTGTTTATCTGGAATAAATCCAAATTTCATTGCTGTTTTTTTAAACAAAGCATAATTTGGATCTTGTAAGAAGGTTGAATATTTGAATCCATCGTCGGAAGCATCAAACAAGTTAACATCAAAACACAAACCAGATATAAGTGGATCTGCCAATCGTGATCCAATGTAGCTGGAAAATGTGATTGGAGTTGCGGGTGTCACAGCATCAACATAGTTTATAAATTGAACGACAAAATCATTAAAGCTTTTAATTTTTATTTTCTTTATTTCTATATAATCTTCAATACTCTTGAACAGACTACTCATATAATAAAAATACATTCTACCGGCATTCAATGAAGCAAATTTGGCGTTTACTGTCTGTATAATCCCGCTTTTAGAAGCTTTATTTATTTTCTTAAGATAATCCCAATAAGAAATAAAATCTCTATAAGCATCAAATACGAAATTTTGTAGACTTATTTCATTTCCTTTGCCATCCATCATGGATTTCATTTTAGTAGAGTCTGTGATTACCGGAAGATGGGCTAGATTAACTCTTCCGTAAAATTGTTTTTCATAAATTATATTAATAGGCTTATTGTCAGAATAAAGAGGATGTGTAAAAGCCTTCATTTCATAGAGCTTTTCTTGATAATAAGAGGCTAAAGAAGTATTTGTGTTTGTACCGACTGGATCTGCCGATACATCCATCAATGGTTCTTCCGAATTTAAATCCATTTTTTTCATTGTAATACACCTTTTTCTGGTACAACGCCGTTTGGAACAGGACCAAATTCTTTATCACCATCATTAACAGTGCCATCGCCAAAAGCTGACCAAGCTCCTCTAATAGAAGTTTTAAAATCGCCTACTTCAACAACATTATCTACTTCAGTTATAGTATAATAACCTCCAAGCCCAATCTCTCTTAAAATCTGCGAAGTTTCATAAACTCCAGCATCTCCACCATAATACGGCATAATATAAATATATGTACCAGCTTGAACTATAGTATTACCAAACATTTCTAGAGATACATTATATTTTTCTCTTATAATCTTTGAAACACCCTGACCACCAGTTGTGCCGGCTATAATGTTGTCCGCCCGGCGGTGCGGCTTGTCGATACGAGAAAATTTAAGATCTCTTACCAATCCTCTTGATTCTCCTGGATATATATGTAAAATACCGTCTTTTTTATCTTTTTCGTAATTACCAACTCTTTCATATGGTGCGTCATTTACGCAATAGATAACCATATAGTCTTTTCTAGGTAAAAAGCCAGCACTCTTTGGATCGTGATCCTTCTCCGCGTCTTCACCTCTTGTTCTCAAAGATTCTAAGGCAGTCTGCGCAATTCTAAAGCCTCCTCCCGGTCCTGGTAGCAAGCCTTTATAAACATCAGAACCCCAGCCATATTTAAATAAATTATAAGAAAATGCTATTTCATTGCTTGGGTTACAAATAGAAGTAAAATTATCGATCGCTAATCTGGCTTTTTGCTTAGGAGCATATGTATATACCTGATTTGTAATAGCCGAGAGTACCAGATCATTAATCAATGAAGATACGAAATCATTTAATGTCATTCTGTCAATATTTTTATTAACAATATTTTCGTTAAACCAGCGCGTAAATTCTCTTAATGAAATTGGTACATCACCTATGTTTATTGTAACAGGTTTACCATTATAAACTTTTACATATTTGGGTTTATCTTGCTGTTCTGCTTCTGTACTTTCGAAAACACGATAAACTTGTCCATTATCTTGAATACTACCATAGTCAATTATTGTCATTGGACCAAGAATAACTCTAGTTTTTTTATTAATAAAGTTTGGATTTTTCTTATTTGTATCCATTATTGGATCGATAAGAGCATCAATAAGAGAACTGAAATAGAAGAATGGAAACTCTCTTCTTCCTCTTGGAACGTTTGTTTTACTTTCAAAATTGCCACCAAGTATCAGATCATACATCTTATCATTTGCTTCTTGAGTGTCTTTGTCGGCGCCGGCGCTCGCTGCAGCTCTTGCTTGATCACCGGCACCTCTTGTTGGCTGTGTTTTCGAAACGTCTTGCGAGCCACTTGTTTTTTTTAATTCTTCTCTTTGTTTTGGGTTTAATGTCTCACTTGAAACTGTTCCGACAGGAGAAGTACTATTTACGCCTGTTTCTTTCGCTTTTGCTTTTAAATTGTCCTGCTCTTCTTTTTGGGCATCTTTAACTTCTTGTTGTCTGGCGCGTAATTCTTCAATACTTTTAACATTTGTTGGATCGGCAAAATTAACAACACCTCTCATCTTAGATAACAGTTCAATAACTTTTTCATCGTATGAGAAAAGATGTATTTGTTTTTTTTGAAGCATCTTGGTAGCAAGATAATTAAATTTAACTTTTTTTGAAGCTTGTATGGTAGAATCTAATTTTGTCTGGAGGTCTTGGACAACTTTTTCATTTTCTTGTAATTTGTTTCTTGCGTCAGTATCATTAACACCAAGCTTGTTGAAAAAACGACTGACGGCTCCAAGTTGTGCCTGTTGTTGAACATCTTGTTTTTCTAATTCTTTATTTTCTGAATTGATTTTATTGATTTGATCTCTTAGTTCTTGAACTTGTTGTTCATATGCTCTACCAATTGTTAGAACATTTGAAAATTCGATATTATTGATACCGGCATCTACTCTACCAATAAAATCAATATTTAAATCAATTGAACCATCGTCATTAAATTCAATTGTGTGACTTACGAAATTAAGATAAAGAACCTCTTTTTGGTTTTTGATGGCACTTAAAAATAGATCAACATCTTGTCGACTATTGTTGTTTTTTAGACTTTCTAATCCGCCATCACTTATTTCCCATCCGACAATAACTTTTATAATATAATCATCAGGATTGTAAGTTGCTGTGCCCTCGTTTGTTTCCATTCTCCATTGTTTTCTTTGGTATAACAAATCTTGTATAGAAACATCTAAAATAGTGTTACCAAGCATTACAGAATTTCTTGATTTATAGAATTCTTGAACATTCTGTAAATGTAGATTTAAATTAACTTTGTATGTCGACGCTGCAGCTTCATTTTTTGGGTTTTGTTTCCATTGGAAAGAAGTAATACCGGCGCCGGTGCCTCGACCAGCACCATTCTTGAAAATGTCATCAATTCCTGTTGCTTTTGTTTCAAATGGCAATTCTAAAACAATTTCCTCTTTTGAAGGATTTCTAAAAATTTTAAAAAGTCTGACAACTGGTACCAAACTAGAGAGTTCAAAAGATGACATTCTGAGTAGAATATCGTTTCGTTCTGGATCTCCTTTTAGTAGATTTAAAAAACTGCTTGGATCTCTTGTATCAATTAAGCAAACACTCGGCAATAGCGTATCGCTACCATTAGTATTATTTATGACCGAATTTATGTTCGGCATACTAGTAGGATCTTTATTAAAGTTGGTATTTTGAATACCATACTCGGTTCTTCCTTTTGTAAGCTCTAACAAGTTGAAAAGGAGGATGCCTTGCTCATCAAGAACTTTTGGTTCTGTAATCGAGTCTGTGCTACCTGATACTGTCATAATTAAACACCCATTAATTCTAAGACTTTGTTAAGAGGTTTCGGGATCAAAACCTGATCCCCAATTTGAAAATGTGCTTCTGTTGGTTTTTTATTAAACCAAGCAATAACCCACCATAACTCAGAATTACCATAGTGTTCATCAGCTAATTTATATAATCTATCTCCAGCTGTCCAAATATGCGAAGAAATTTGTAATTTAGAAAACTGAGTTGCGTCAACATATCCAAGTTGTGGTGTTGTAAATTGATTAATATATTTAACATCTCTATCTTTGAAATGTTCATTATATAATTCATTTTCATTTCTAAATTTAAATCTATTTCTATATCTTGTATATGCCATAATTATTCATCAACCAGAGTTGTATTGATATTATATGGGAAAGATGGATATTTTTTAGTTTTTGGATCTATTTCACTAGCCTTTCCTTCGCCAAATAAGTATTGATCTGATTTATCCTTTGTCCATCCGAGTTCAGTGGTATGTATTACGGTCATATTTAAATCAACAGTAAAAAGCATCGGTATCAAAGACCCATTATTGATAAAAACACCACTATCTAAATCTGGTTTAAATGATACTTCGCTTAAAGTAACTACGAGTGAATCACTAACATCAGATTCGGCAGAGAAGTTTTTTCCGTTACCAATCCAGTTTTTAAACTTTACGTATATTAGTGGAGGAGAACTCATGAAACGGCCAGTACCGTTAGCCATATTTAATATCGCACTTTCTTGTGTAGCAGCAACCGCTGCTGCATTATCTCTATCAACACGTGGTGCGCTAGCAGATGCTTGAGTGACAGGTGTGGCGCTAGCAGATACTTGAGTACCAGTACTTGAAGATAGCTGTGTATTTTCTGTTGATAAATTACTGGAAATTAATTGAATATCAACTTTTTCATAAACCGGATACTGCATCATAATCAGTTTTTCTAGTTCATAAAAATTTTCAAGAGCTTCTTGTTTGGAATTGGCTGGGGCTTCAAATGAAATACTTATATTTCTTTTTGTATTTTTAAATGTTTGGATTGAATCCATGCGTCCCATCGTTTCTTTTTCGTTCCAATTTATTTTAAAATTATCGCTAAAAGATGTAATAAAAGCCTTAAAAGTAGCATGGCTTAAGAGATTGCTCTTTTCTAATGATTTGCGAATTGTTGGCACGTGATAAAACTGAATTACAAATCCATTTTTATCTTTTGATGATCCATTTCTAAAATTAGGACCAGCCATTGTATCTGTTTCGTCAAAAAAAGCCATATTTTATTTATCCTGTAATATCGTCTTTAGATTTCAAGTCTGTTGTTTTTCCGAATGCTCTGCTTCCATTTGAAGCATTTGGATTGTTCGATACATGAACTATCTTATTAACTATCTTTCTATCCAATTCTTTACCATCTAGAGTAATCGGCATTTCTACTGTAAGATTGACATTAATTGGTTTTTCAGAAGAGCCGGCCTCTGATGCGGTCTTTGTGGCAGATGAAATATTATTTGTCAATGTTGAAGCTGTCGGCACAGCTACTGCTGCTGCCACTATTGGCATCATAAGAGGATTCATCATTACTAATGAAAATGCTGCAGCTGCAGTAGCAACTCTTTCCATGTAATCAGCCATTTGACTCATTATATTTCTTATGTTTTCTAGTTTTGTAATTTCAAAATTGGTAATCGCATCAAAGCCTTCTTTTGCCATTTGTATACCTTGACCAACCAACAAGAATGACATGCCGAATAGTAACATTACACCAGCCAATGCTCCCAGCACAAACAAGCCAGCTGAACCTATTGTGCCTAACGTACCTAAAGCAGTGGCGAGTCCATATAGTGAAGCTGCTAAAATTCCAAATGCGACGGCTGCCGTTAAGGATGCTGTTCCACCATCGATTAGAATTTTAAATAAATAGCCTATCGCTAGCACTATACCAATAACGCCAGCAAGTATAAGTGCTATTGGCAAACTAACTGCCAAAAATGCTGCTGCCAAAGCCAACAAGACAGCTGCTATTGGAAGCAATGCTGGAATTAGTGGAGTCACAGCAGCGGTAAATCCTATAAGACCAGCAGCCGCTTCGGCAGCACCTACTTCAGTTTCAGCACCAGCTGCAGCAAAACCAGCACCACCTAATTCAGCTTCAGCACCAGCAGCAGCGATGGCAGTACCAGCAGCAGCAGCAGAAGCACCTATTCCTCCGAAACTGATACCGAGAGCCGATGCTACTGTTGCAGCTTGAGCTGCCATTGTTAGCAAGAATCCACCAATCACGGCTCCAGCACTATATACTACGCCGACAATTGTTAAAAATATGCCAACCAACCCAACACCCCAAGCAATAATAGGATAATCTAACAGATCAGCAATTACATCAACAACAGTTCCTATAACAGCAGAGACAAGCTGGAAAACTGGCGCCAATTTGGCCAATATCGCAGTAAGCTTGTCACCAATTGGCGTAAATGAAGCTACTGCATCATTAAATGTTTTTTCAGCATCAGCTGCTTGTTTTGCTTCTAATGAAGTCTTTTTAAAGAATGCGCCGGCTGAATTAATATCTGTACCGAGTATATCGGCAAACATTCTTCTTTGTTGACCAGATAGTTGATCAAAACTCTTTCCTGTTTTCTGTAAAGCATCACGCAACATGTCCTGTGCTTTAATAGGATCTTCGCTGGCTGCTTTCAATAAACCAAGAGAATCTACATAGTTGCCACCAAGGACAGAATTTAATTCACCAGCAGCTTCGGCGGCACCTTCAAATGTGGTAAATCTCTCTGTTATATCTAAAAGCTTATCCATTTCTATTCCCAAAGCTTTTGATCTAAATGCCATATCTTTGAAAATTGCCGGACCTTGTTTACCAAAAGCTGCTAGTCGTGGCATCGTAGAAGCAAGGCCATCATTAATCGCTTTTGTGCTTATTCCGTTAACGTGAGCAAAAGCCACTAATTCTTTTTCATATTTTGCAGCTTCTTGAGCACCCATACCCATACTCTTTGAAGCCATATTAAGAAATTTGGCAGTTGTGTCTGCTGCTATGCCGGCTTTTTCTAATTTTGTAGCTGTATTGGCCAAGTCCGTTTGGATTTCTTTTGACATGCCACTGAATTCAGAAAATTCATTATGAAGACTTGTTATTGCTCTTACAGCATCAGCAGCACTTACGCCTAGGCGAGCATTAGTCATGGCAATATCTCTAACAGCATCATTATATTTGTCGGATGTGTTTGTCGCCTTATTCAACTCTGCCGTTAAATTGTTGAAAGATTTTCCCTGTTCAAGAGCAACCGTCAACATAAGCAAACTAGCTTCTGTTAGTTTTGCGGCTAATGTGGCACGAGCATCTTCTTTGCTTATTGTTTTTGAAATTTTTTCGATATCTTCTAATTGAGCTTTAAATTTAGCACCAAAACCTAAACGTTTTTCATCTGCTTTAACAAGACCAAAATATAAATCTTTAATTTGTTGAACTCTTTTTTCTTCTTTTTGTCTCAACTCATTCATCTTAACAGATGATTTGATACGATTTTCTTCTTGAACTCGTATTCTAGCTAATTCAGCTAGGCTGCTTTCTAATTCAATTTTATCGGCAGTAGTTAATTCTTTTATTTGATTCAAAAGCTTGATCTTGTTAAGAAGAGCCGATTCTTCTTGTTCAAATCTGATTTTATTTAAATTAGCAATAAATTGAGCTTGTTCGGCTTCTTCTTTGAGACTTTCTTGCTTCTCTTTAACAATTCTAGCAATTTCTTCTTGAGCCTGTTTTTCTTTTAGTGTGTCTTCGAGAGTCATTTAAATCTATCTCCTATTTAAATGGCCATCTTAGACCAGTTGTTTTTTCAAAAGCTGAAACTGCTTTATCTAGTTCTGCTTTTGAACGATATGTGCGAGGATTATCTAAACCAAGAGAATAAAACGTTTGTAGATATTTCTTTTCGTGAGAAAGAGCATCTTTAAGTGCCGCTATCTGGTTTTCAGTTCCGCGAATATTAATTTCTGGTGTTGACATACCAAACATTCTTTGCATCAATAGTTTAATTAAACTACCAAACATTCTTAAAAAACTTTCATCAAGCTTATTTTCTTGTTTTTCATTTAAATTTAAAACTAATGGAACCAATTTATCTGACATACATACACCTCAACGATAATAAATAGTTTTACCAAAAAATATAGGGCTAATTAAAGCCCTATATTTATCTTTTCTTTGTTGCCTTTTCGATAGCTTCGTTTTCTTCTTGCTTTTGTTTTACGAGGCGTTTAAGAAACCATATTCTAATTTTGACTGGCAAATTATAGGCCTCTGTAAAACTCCAGCCACCGTGATATTTTAATAAGAAAAACTGTTCGTAAACGTTTTCTATATATTCATCACTTAGGCCAAAAAAAGTCCACCGTAAAGGGCACCTCCATCTCCTGTTCAAAGGAGCATGAAGAACAAGTGAATTGTTGCTTCATATCAATATTTGGGGTTATTTCACGATACAGACTTCTTAGAGTCTTGGCATCAATAGCTGGCAAATTTTCTATAAATTGCTTTAAGAATGTTTTATCTTTGTTGCCATTAGCAGAAACAACATAAGCTTTCATCTGAGAAGTCGATAACTCTTCTGGAAGATTCATCTTCTTTCTCTTCTCTGCCAACTCTGCGATTTCGGTTTCATCTTTACCATTCAACAATCTTACTTCAACGCTTGATCTTGTTTTTGGTAATTCGATTATGAATGTATTGTTTTCTGTTTTTGTAACACCTATTTCTTGTTGGTTATCGCAACGATGAATGTTTAATTTTTCTAGATCAAAGTCGTGTTTGGCATTAGTACCGCAACTTGGACAAGTTATAGCGGTCTTGTATGAAGAACCATAGCCGGAAATACGTGAAGCAACTATAAGTGCGTTCTTATCTCCAACTAGTAAATTATCTACCTTAATTGATTTATCAACTATAAGACTTTCCAACATTCTGTCGATAGCCACGCCTTTTTTAATAAGTGAGCGTGAGGTAAGAATGTCTTCCTCTTTAGCTGTCATAAATTTAATTTCAACCTTATCTTTACCACGAAGCGGATGACCTTCGGCATATAATTCGCCTTTTGATGGCAAATCAACGAACTCTGTTGGTGCCACAAAGCTTAGTGGACTTGCTTGTGCTGTTTGAACTGGCATCTGAGCTGCTGGAGCTTCTGCTTGCGTTAAAGCACCTAATCTATCTTCATTATCTCTCATTTAACACCTCTAAAAGAAAAACGGGTATACCATTAAATATGATATACCCATATATTCTTTTTGTTAAGTTAGAAAAATCAGGCTGGTCTGAAGATATTATCTGTGCCTTCATCGAAGATACAGTAATCGTATGTAACTTCAATATCTACTGTTGCGATACCATCGTCTTCATAACTTAATTCACTTGGTGTGTATTTTGTTATAAATGCGTTCTTAAGTGTCCATTTTTCAACCGTTTCGCCTTCTGCGTTAACCAACGAGATAGTAACACCATTGGCATTTGCTGCTGTTGGTCCTGTACCACCACGGGCACCAGAACTCAATGAATCAACAGCTTTTGCTTTTGAGATAGTATTTAAACTACCTTCAGTTGATGGAACAACATAACCAGCTGAAGTCAAAATTTGTAATAATGACTTCATTGTATCTGGTCCATTATCGTCTTGACCACCAACAACACCACCAGCAGTATCAACCATAGTTAGTGTGATTGGTTTCCATTCTGGACGACCTGGATAATTGAAAGTGTGATTTAGGTATTTGTGCTGCTTTGAAGTTACTTCAATTGATGGTCTACCAACCTTTGTAGCAAAATACATATTGCCATTGTATATACCGTCAAATTGTACAACCCAACGATTTTGTCTTTTTGGTTCTATTCTACCGTCTGTCCAAAAATTTGCCATTTTAAAATTCTCCTGTTATCACACTTAATTAGTATATTACTTTAAATATCAAAGGTCATCGAATGATGCGCCACTATTTGTAATAACGAAGTCGATACCAATGAACTCAATTGCGTAAGCTGGTTTGATAAAGATTTTCGCATACATAGTGTTTCTATCGATAAGATCTGGTGTTGTTGTAGTTTCATCTAGAACAACCTTGTAATCAACGATACCACCACCGGATTTTGTGCTTTCCATTAGTGGATTGACTTGGTTAATGAAACGCTGCCAAGTTGTCTTGATGTTTTGGTCAAACAATAGACCTGAAGCGATTCTTGAAACTTGTTTCTTGAGGAACAATACAAGTCTGCGGACGTTGATTCTATCAAGTGCAGATGGTGTTGCTTGTAGGGTCTTTTGACCAAAGATTACAATACCTTCTGCTGGGAATCTTGCGATTGGGTTGATATTGACTTCGTATAGATCGTCACGTTGTGTTGCCTTTAGAACTTCACGAACATCTGTTACGGCCAAACCAGCTGAACCACGATCTAGACCACCACGGTTGAAACCTGCTGGAGCAAACCAAACAGCCGATACTTCTTGTGATGAAGCCATTGTGCCGAGCGCAACAACTGATGGTGGCATCCAAAGATCGCCATTTTCACGTTGATCTTTGACCTTAACCCACGGGTAGTATGTACAAGCATAACTTGTATTAAAGCTCTTATCCTTGACATTGTTGATGGTGTCTTTTGAGGAGCCAATTCTATCAACTTCTGATAGGGTGCTTTCTGCTTCTGGCGTATAACCACCAGCAACATCGATAATTGCGAGAGCATCAGCGCGGGATTCACAGATTTCGATTGCGCGGTCTGTTATAACCTGTTCTGTTACGCCTGGAACTGTTAACAAATTCATATCAAGAGTTTCTGGATCCATTACTGAATCTAGTGCTCTCTTTAATGAATAGACGGCGTAGTTGTCTCTGCCATCGGCATCAGCATTTGCCAAGAAGCTATTTCTTAATGGATTCTTTTCATCGATACGGAAGCCGTCTGTACCACCAAACAATGGAAAGGTAAAGCTGTTGAAACCAGCATTAAGAACGTTTCTGTAACCTTCGTTTGAACCGGTAGCTGAAGCAGAGATAGCTGTCAATGAGTTACCATCAACTCTTGAACCTTGTACCCAAAGAGCACTGGTTGATGATGTTAATGAACTACTAACTTCGTCTAGTGTAAATACGATACCACTTGCGGCACCTGCTTCGCCTCCGAATTCGTATGAATCGCCTAGGAGAGTTGGTTTGGCTCTCAATAGATCAAGAACATCTTCGTTAAAGAGTCTGCCACTTGTTGCTTCCAAGCCAAAGTGTGTAGTTGTACCTCTTTGAGAAGCTGTGACTACCATTGGTAATGTTGGGAATAACAATTCACAATCTACGTTGGTATTAACAGAACCATCGAACAAAGATGATGTAACTGTACTGACGCCGTTGTCAATTTCGACAGGAGCCAATCCCGGAGGACCAAAGAAGCCGAATGGCAATAGAACTGGATCGAGAGCGCCTTGCTCTAATAGTGGATCCATTTCAACACGAACAAAACTGGAACGGTTGTCAAAGTTACCGATGGTTTTGTGTTTTTCTTGATCCGAATCCCAAACAACACTCTTATCACCAATTAGTTTGGCAATATAGTTTTCTGATGTTGGATCAAGATTACAGTTTGTGAATGTTTCAACGGTTTCTTGCTTCTTGTCTGAGTCTGTTATTTTACGAACTTTAACAGTAAATGAACCATATTTGTTAAAATTGTTGCTTGAAGGTTTGATATCTTCAATTGAGAGTTTGAGGTTCTTTTGTTCCCATTCGCCAGAGCTATCACCACTTTCACCACCGAGTGTTGAGAAGCGGAAAAGTTTTGGCATTTCTTCTGCTACGAAGCTTGAAGTAACAGAATTCAAGTCTTGTGAAATGATCCAGCCTGATTTTGCTGGTTGCGCTTGAACACCAAGTTGATTGCCCAAGTTTGTGCCTGCGGCATTTTCCAAGGCTACAACGGCCGCCATAGCTTTGCCACTATCGCCGTCCAAAACAGTTTGTTTTAGGAATGTTTCAAAGGTTTCACCTAGCCAATATGTTTTTAGGATAGCGGATGGTGTAATTGCGCCATTTGTTAAAACAGGATTTGTATTCAAAACTTTACGGATATGTTTTGAACTTGATTTGTTAAAGTTGAATGCTGTGTTTAGTTTTTCTGTTCCACCAGCATCTCTTACGATGATTCTGAATTCGAAGTCATCACCAGTATTGGTGACAAAGAGATTTGGGCCAGAAACTAGATTACTGCCTGTTAAATTGGTACCAGCCAATTCAACCGAGCCAGTTGCCAAATAGACAACGGCAGCAAGAGCGCCAGTTACGGCAGAACCTGATGGAGCAACGAAGATACCCCAAGCGCCACCTTGTTCAGCAGCAAGACCAGAGCCGGCTTTCCAGCCAGCTTGTGCTGGTTCACTGGCTAAAGCGTTTGGATGTTGAACACCCAATACACGGACAGCTGTTAGTGGTGAGGAGTTTTTTAGCCAAGCTTCTGCGGCATAAGCAGCATAAGTTGGAGATTGTAGTTGACCAGTTCTCCAAACATCGCTTCTTGTTGAATTAACAACGCCACGTGTTGGAGGACCAAATGCGTTATCAAATTCAGTATAACCTTGAACTGTTACTGGTACTAAGCCAGGACCACGCTGGTAACTACCAACTACAACTGGGCCAATTGCGCCATTGGTAGTGGTTAATACAGAACGGTCTACTTCATTAATTTTTACACCTGGTGATACGAAGCGGAATCTTTTAGCAGTCATTATACAAATCTCCTCTAAAATTAACTTTTCTAAAATAAATAGTGCTGTTTATACTCAAAAGCCGGCATTTTTACCATTTCTTTTTAAGTGGTGAGCTTTCGTTAACTATCACATATTCTCTTGGTATTTTAACTTCAACAGCATTTTCACGATAAATTATATTTGTATCGATTTCATTAGTGCCGGCGCCAACAAGATGGCCGATAACATTTAATTTAATTGTTGTTTTAAACATTCTTTCTTCTTGTTCTAATTTGTCGCCATTATGTTCAATAGCATAATCAGCGTCAATGTTAACTTCAAAACGGTGCCCTTCATTCTCAATAACAAAATAATTACCGGCACCAGTAAACACGAGAAATGGTTGTGTTAGTTCATTCATTTGTTGCTGGTATTCTGTCCTTAATTGAATTTCGTATTGAAATACTGCTTGAACAGGAAATTTAACTGATTTAAAGCCATATACAACTTTCTTGTTTTCTCTTTTCGCATTTGGTTGACCAAATCTTTTTTGTGTATCGGTATTAGCAAAGTTTGTGCTTTTATCTTGATTTACTTGTTTAACAATAACATAATCATCTTTAAAGAGATCTGGCACGACGTTGCCGGGAAAAATACCTTTTGGTTTTAAGTCTTTATTTATGCCTGTTCTTTTGACTGTAATAATTGGTAATATAAAGGCGCCGTCATTTTGGCGAAGTTCTTTTTTATTTTTGATCTGGAAAGATCTTTCACCAGAAACCCAAATAACGGGAGTTTTTGTGCGACCTCTGTTGGTTGTGGTATAAAGGTCCATATTTTCGTCTAGCCATTTATAAACAGCTAAATCAATATTTTCTATTTTTGATGGATCAAGTGGAAATTTTCCGTCGCCTTCTTTTTGAGTTTTCATTTTTTTATTCCGTTAACATTGTGATACCATTACCAAATGGTCCATCTTCGAATATTTCAAATGCGAATGGTGATGTATACCATTTACCATCTTCATTATAATAGAATTTGTTAGCCATCGCAAATGGTGGTGGTTGATAATCTCCAAGAGCAGTTAGATAAATAATACAACCTTTGTAATTTTGTGGATTTTCGTTGTAATCTATAAACTGTGGTAAATCTTGTGAGTTGTTTGCGGCATTAATTTTATTAATTCTGCCTCTACAGCCTTCGACAACATCGCCCATATTTACAATCTGGCCATCTTCTGTCATTTCACGGAAGAGTTCCAATACCTCATCTATTTCTGCTGGGTATTCAAATAATCCCGCTCTTGCGGAAGTACAAGTTGATTGTATTTCAAAACGGTGTTCTGCTTGACCGAACAATTGTCTTGGAAGATTCGCAGTCATTATTTCATAAAAACGACCACCGTAGAATACAAAGTCGCCTTCACGAACATACAGGTTTTGATCTTCTGTCAATCTGCGACGGTGAAAGTTTACAGTTATTTTAGTTTTCTTATCCAAACCAAATGTATCTGTTGCGGTTTCAACGCCATCAAATTTAACAAGAGCGTGAACTCTTACGGGTGGTAAAAAGTTCTTTTCTATTGCCTCGCCATAAACAGGGTGAAAGTTAGTATGTATATAGCTTATAGGAAAATAAAGAAGTGTTTGACCGATAACTCGCTCAATTACTTCATCATTAACTTGTTTAACAAGATCGCGTTCCTTTTCGCCAAGAAACATTGGCGGTGGAGGATTTGATGGCTGTTCCCACTTATTGGCTTTACTATTTTTCTTTCTTGCCATTTTTTAACCTCAACCTGTAAATATAGCTAATGGAACTTTCTCAATTGTCTTCTGGACATTTTCAGTAATACCGGCAGTTTGTTCTGCTAGTTTATCGTATGTCATCTCAGCTAGGATTGTCTTCATCTCTTCTCTCAAAGCTGCCATTTCTTCTTTTGCTTGCGATAAAAGGGCATCGGCGTTCAATGTGACATTTTCACCTGGAATTGGAACTGTGCTAAATTTACCACGAATTTGTCCAAGCATTTCTTTACAGATTGCGAGAGCAAAACGACGAATCCACTGCTTACCAATTGAGTTGATGTTTTCATAAGGTATATTAGCAAATGGTAATGTATTCATATTATTTACACCATTTGCTCTATCACTTTGCGAAGAAGCTGACCCGCTTGGACCAGCATCACCATAATCGAATGGACCTTGTGGAATTGTAAATTCAATCCAAATGTTTCTAAGATCCATTAATGCTGGAGCTGGAAACATTCTTATTTTGTTATTTCTAATCTCATAAGAATAATGAGAGATACGAGTATAAATATTGTCTTCATAAGCCATTGCCTGCATTTTATTATGCCAAGCCGGAATTACTTCAAATGTGCTATCATCAGCATATTGACCATAGGTGCTTAAATTACCTACGGTATTTATACCACCGTAATAACCATAAAATCTCCACATTGCTCTTGGTGATTTGTAATATACTTTTTTAACTTCTACTTTCTTATCAATCAAGCCAGCAAAAGGACAGCCGGGTTGCTGACTGGCTGTAACTAATGCTTTTTGAATATCATAATCTTGTTGTTCTTCGATAATTGGTATAGAAGCGGAGAATACTGTTAAGTTACCACCAACGGCAACCATCTCCGACGTTTTGGTCATAACTTCTTTCGCATAACCGATATCAAAAGATGGTAGCATTAATTGTGGATTTTGACCAGAAAGAGTACTGCCACTAGCAAATTCGCCATCACTATTAAAAGTGCCTGTTGGAGCACCAAGAGCACTAGCCATTACGTTTCTTGATTGGTGAACGTTAATAATATAACTGTATTCTAAAACAGCCGATTCGTATGCCGCATAAACGTTTTGTTCAGTTAATTCAATATCTAAAACATCGCCACCTAACATTTTGTAGGTATAGGCAACCTGATCAACAGCGCCAGTTACGAAATCAGCATTACTGGCATAAACACCGAATGGTAAACTAGCAGTAACACGACTTAATGTGCCAACCGCTGGTAATACAATTGCGCTTATTTGACTTTTTGGTGCTAATACAGGTAATGCCATCTCATTATAACTCCTAAGTTATTTAATAAATAGTTCCTATATATGTCTTAATCAAAATAAGAAACCCGCCATTTCTGGCGGGTTTTGTTATTTATAATGCACCTGGTGGTGTAAAATTGGTTGTATATCTTCCAGTACCTTTAGTTATTCTTAAATCATCAATATATCCACTAAAATCTGCCAAATTACCTTTTCCTATTCTAAATCCATCCAAGCCAGGATTTGAATATGTGTAATTTTTTATATCTGTAAATGAATTTTGTAATATTCCATCAAAATATATTTTTACATTATTTGAATTTCTACTAATAGCTACATGATGCCATTTATTATCTAAAATAGAAGAACATGAAACAGCCCATAAATTTGTTGAATTATAAGAATCATTCCATCTTAAATCAGAATTTTGTATTAGCAATCCCCAAAATGTACCACCAGATAACTTTGCTGGGTTCATTATATTTCCATTGGATGAACTTGATTTTATCCAAAACTCAACTGTAAAATCTCCTGTTCCAAATGCAAAAGCAGAACTGGTAGAAGAGTCAATGTCCAAATAATCTCCATTTCCATCAAAATATAAACTTGAACCACCAAATTTGCTTTGAGCGGTGTTTATTACAGCATTTCCATTTGCTGTTACAAAAAAATTGTTATTACTACTGTCAACAATATTTGTACTACCATTTGTTGCATTACCTTTTAATAGCAATGTAACATTTGTAAAATATGGTTCTGAATTTTCTGCTTGTGATTCACTATAAAAAAACATTATAATATCTCCTGTTCAAAGTTGAACTTAATAATAGATATAATTAGTTTTAATAATTTTAAAAAAGAAACCCACCATTGCTGGCGGGTTCTTTGTGTATCTATTATAATGAACCGGGCGGAGTAAAGTTAGCAGTATATAATGCGACATTTTTGGTGATTCTAAAATCATCTAGATATCCTTTATACCAGCCTTGTGGACCATACGTTGAAGCATCTTGCCAGTATCCACCTATTGTTGGTGCGTGTGATGGATCAGAATCAAACGAACGTGTCCAACCAGTAATTGTATTTTCCAAGACACCATTAAGGAAGATTCTTATAGTAGAATTCTGTCTTGTAATTGCTATATGACTCCAAGTACCAAATGGAATATTGGAAACTGTATTATATTGTAAATTTGCTACTCTATGATAAAAGCCAAATTTTCCATTAGAAAATCTAAATAGATATCTGTTTGTAGCACTTGTTGTGGCGCCATAGCTTGCATATATTATTTTACTTGTTAAACTGGATGAAATTGGATTACACCAGAATTCAAGAGTCCAATCGGAATTACCGAGATTTAATGGAGGATAGTTAACAGCGGAACCGGTTCCAACGTTCAACAAATCAGTAGAACCATTAAAATACAAGCTTGAACTACCATACTTACTTTGGTTAGAACTAATGCTGGCACTTCCTACGGTAGTAACAAGAACACCATTTGGACCACTATCAGACATGTATATCTGACCACCAAGTCCGTATGTATAGGCATCACCTTTTAGTAAAACAGAAGTATCACCATAATATACTGGCATACCATCGCCACTTATATTTATTGATTTATTCGTGCCTCCGGAGGAACTTAATGTTAGAACTGCTGATTTAGAACCGGTTGTTGTTGGCGCAAATGTGCCAGAAATTGTTTGCGTACCACCGGCTGTTATATTAAACGAGCTTGGAGAGAAGCTAAATTGATTTGAATTATTACTTAATGTGACTGCTTCTGTTCCACCTAAACCACTTGCTGCTACAGTAAATGTATTTGAACTGGTTTTATTGATTTCGGTTTGCGCAAAATTTAGAGCACCAATACTAAATCCTATTTCAAGTGGTCTATAAATACCAGAACCTGTTAATGAAACATTCTTAACGCTACCGCCAGATGAAGATAACGTTAATAAGCCAAGTTTAGAACCAGTTGAATTTGGTGTAAAGTATGTTGTAACCAACTGATTTGAGCCACCAGTTAAACTAAACGAACTTGGTGAAAAATCAAACTGATTAGAATTATCACTTAATACAACGGTTTCAACCGCACCGACTCCTCCGGCGGAAACCGTGAGTGTTGCTGATGAAGTTTCATTAACATAACCATTTCCAAAATTAATTTGTCCAACACTTGAAGTTAATACAAGTGCTCTATAAATACCAGAACCTGTTAAGGCAATATTCTTTGTGCTTCCACCAGATGAACTCAAAGTCAAAGTAGCATTCTTTGTGCCTGAACTACTTGGTGTAAATTTAGCAGTAACAGTTTGGCTTGAACCACCACCGATCAAACTAAATGAACTTGGCGAGAAATCAAACTGATTAGAATTATCACTTAATGTAACAGTTTCTGTTCCGCCAATACCGCCGGCTGATACTGTAAATGTTGCTGATGCTGTTTCATTAACATATCCACTACCAATATTAAGACCGTTAACGCTTGAAGTTAATACAAGTGGTCTATACAGAGCAGAACCATTTAGTGATACGTGCGCCACATCACCACCGCTAGCTGATAATGTTAATAAGCCAAGCTTTGAACCACCGGAAGTTGGTGTAAAGTATACTGTGACAGCTTGTGTTTGATTTGTTCCAGTCATACTAAATGAGCTTGGTGAGAAATCAAATTGATCTGAATCATCAGCAAGGAGCACTATATCTTGAACTCGGCCACCAGCAGAAACTGTAAATGTCGCACTCGATGTTTCATTTACGTAGGCACTGCCAAGATCAAGTATTCCAGCACTTGAAGTTATTATAAGTGGGTCAGCAACACATGTAGCGGCCAAACTTATTTTTTTTGTACTACCACCGACGGCTGATACAAAAATACTGCCTGTTTTTATACCCCAGCTTGTAGGATTAAATGTTACAGTAATAACTTGATTTGTAACACCAGGAGTCATCGTAAAAGATGATGGCGAAAAACTAAACTGATCAGTATCGCCTACTAGTGTTACTGGTTCTATTGAAATTATATTTGGCGCTGCGCCGGCAGTTAAAACAAACGTTGCTTGACTGCTGGAGCCAATACCGACTGAATCAAGAGCCAAAGAATTCTTGCTTGACGTTAATGCCAGCATTACAAAACTTTGAGTATTATAGTTTTGTTGCTGTGAATTATCATCTGGTTCTGCGTAAAAAAACATTTTTTAATCCTCCAAGATTAAGTTACGTAATAAATAGTTTCAAATACTCTTAAAAAGAAAATGCCCGCTTTCGCGGGCACTCTCTATCTGGCTTTATGCTGCCAGTTTAGTTATCAACCCAAGAGGTCTTCAACGACAACTAGGCCGAACATGTCTGGACGAACCATCTTCTTAGCGTAACGGGTCATAACGCCCTTACGTGGTACGAAGTCTTCTGTACCGAAAATGGTTGGTGTGACTTGGAGTGGTACGTATGGAGCGTAGACATAGCCACTTTCCAAGAATTGTGTACCACGACGACCAACTAGCAACAAGTTGCGTGGGAAGTATGGGTCAACCATGACGTCCCATTTCTTGCTGAGTGAGCCGACTTTAACAGCACCAGCTGTGCCCTTGGCTTCATCTGGAACAACACCTGAAGCACGGAAGCCAGCAGTCATTTCGAGGATACTGGCAACTTCTGGTGAAGTTACGATGAAGTTAGCACCACCACGTAGTGTCTTACGGTGGATTTGAGCACTTAGGTCGTTAACGGTTTCGAGTAGTGTTTCGTACCACATTGAAACGTTACCGGTGAAGTCAGCACCCAATTGTAGTTCATTGGCTGTGCCGCCGTTAATTGGAGCGCCAGTTGCTTTGTTTAGGAAGCGACCTGGACGACGTGACCAGTGGTAAACACCGGCTGTAGCACCTTTAACGAGGTCTTCTAGAACTTCTTGATCAATTTCAAGAGCGATGTGTTCGCTCATGATGCTTGTCAATTCAACTTCGGCATCGAGGTTGTGGTAAGCATTTAGATCTTGACCGAGTTCTGGTGTCCACTTGACTTTGAGCTTCTTGGTTTTGGCGCTGACTGATACTGAATCGATCTTGACGTCGATTTCTGGAATATCAGCATTACCTTCAAGTGCCCATTGTGCTGTACCACGGATTGAACCGAGGCCACTTGATACCAAGTGATCGTCAGCTGGGAAGGTGACGGTCTTTGTACCGGTTGTTAGTTCTGTTAGTAGAGCACCGACAACGCCTAGACTGTTTGCTTTAAATACTAGACGTAAGTGGGTGTATAAGTCACCAGCTGCATTAGCACCGGTGGAATCGCACTTGGCTGTCAAACGACGAACTTGTGTACCATTTGTGACTGCGCTTGAAACTTTAACAGCGACTAGATCGCTTCTGTTAAGAGGAGCACCACCAGCTTCTAGTGAAGCTACTGGAACAACAACGACGACACAGGCATCAGAACCTGAAACTAGGTCTGGGTCAAAACGTAGAGCGCGATCCAGATCTGGATCGGCACCAACTGTATTACCGCCACCGACGAATGTGGCAGATGATAGTGAGGCAGTGACTGAACCAGTGGCACTGCTGTAACCGTTGTTCAAGCTGTAGAATGATTTTTCAAGGTTTTTACCTGTCAAATCAACGCCGCCTGTGATTTGGCTAGCTAGACGACCACCACCGAATACTGAATCACCAGCTTCTGAACCTAAACGACTGCCACTGACTTTGAAGTCGAGGAAGAAGATTAGACCGCTTGGTAGACTCATTGGTTGAACTGAAACGAGTTCGTTAGCAATTAAGCTACCGAATACACGACGAACGATTGGGAATGCTACGGCAGCGAAACCTTCGACGTCACCAGCACTCATGGCACTACTTTCTTTGAGTAGTTGCTTGGCTTGGTTTTCTAGTAGAACGGCCATACCGTTCTTTTGACTTTCATCTTTTAGACCTTCTAATAGACCGGTCTTTTCCCACTTAGCACGTAGAGCGGCACCTTCTTTTGAAAGGTCACGGTCAACGATATTTTCTGTTAAACGCTTCAAAATTGACATTGTAATTCTCCTTAAATGAATTTAAATACTATTTCTTGATACCGGCAAGCTTGCTCCATCTATCAAAAGCTGGAGTATTTGCTGGTTCTTCTTTTTCACGTGAACGAATACTAAAACCGCTATTTCTTGTAACAGCTTCGCTAAGTGATTTTGGTTTGCTAGTTTTAGCTGAACCCACTGTGCTTTGAAGTGTTTCAAATATGATTTTAACTTCGTCAACAGAATCAGCTTTGGAAATAGCTTCGACAATTGTAGATTTTTGTCGCTCATTCAAGGAGGCGCTACTTAATGCTTGATTCTTGTAATATAACTTAGCATTTTGAACATTGATTTGTTCAATCTGCTTTGCAAATTCTAATGCACTTGCTTGCATTTCTTGATGTTCTTTACGCAAACGTGCATTTTCTTCTGTTAGAAGTCTGTTCTGTGATTGAACTTTTTTATGTTCTTCTAACAGTTGTGAAGTCTTTTCTGCTAATACGCGAGCTTCGTTTAATTGTGTCTTTGAAGCTTGTGGCTTCTTGCTTTCGCGTAATTGGCTTGACATTAGTTCTTTTGCTATTTTAGCAGCAATTGAAGCAATTTGTTCATCTGATTTTGTATCTTTTATTGCTTCTATGGCAACATCACCATCAATTTGGACTTTTTCTGAACTTAGACGATCTGTATAACGACCATCTTCTTGTAGTTCTTCTTCTTGTTTTTGTTGTTTCTTACCGGCACGTAGAGCAGCAAAATCAGCGGCTGTTAATTTGCCTTTTGGTTCAGCAACATCTAATTTCTTTTGGCCTGGTGTCAATTCTTCTTCCCATTTTGCTTCTTTGAAAAGATCTTCGTCTTCAAGAAGGCTGTTGATCAATTCTTCGTCAAGTTCAATTTCTTCATCAACAATTTGTTCTTGAAGTGCTGGCTCAGTTTCCTCTTCTTTTGGTGGAACTTCTGGGGCAACATTAGCATTGACGTCTGGAGCTACTGTGGCTTCTTCTGCTGGTGTCATTGGGGCAGCTAATGGTTGTGACATATCATTTGACATACCACTTCCTGAATCAACTGATGACATAGCTTTTTGTAAATCAGCAAAATCGATTTCGATTACTTTTTGATTATCTGGGCATGGGCATAGATCCATACCATTTGTGGCAGCCATTGGTATTTGACCATCTAGTGAGCCGACGGCCTGTGGAACAGCAGAAGGATCACCTGA